GGTCAATCAGGAATCGGGAATATCCTTATTATCGTCTATCTGCCAGATAGACGATAGGCCAAGAATGCAAACGTACAAGAACGCCAGTGAGGTATAGGGTTTTCCTTTGTCGTAAGCCGTGATGCGCTCAAAACCAACCCAATAAAACCACTGCTTGAAATCCATTTCCCACGGGAAATTGTATATCCACTGATGCGTAATAATTACATTCCTTTTCACTGCGCACCTTCCTTGATGTGCTTCTTGTACAGCCGTTCCGAGGGCCATCTGACATCACAGCACGCGCACACCCAGGGAAACGGGTCGCTGACCTGCGTGGCCTCGATGATGACCTGATCCACCGTGCCCTCTTCGCTGATGGTGGTCACGCTCCTGATCCAGCCGGGCGTGTCGTCGGGCACCCACCAGCCTTTGATGCCGTCAATAAAAACCTTGCTGCAAATATTGTCAGCGTCCATCAGGTGATGGACGAATTGCGCCGTGACCGTGACGGCGATCTGGCCGGTGAACATGGGCTGCTCAGGGTCCAACGCGGCCCGCACCAGGCCATGGATCTGCTGCGCCACCGCTGCCCGCACCGCCCAGTGTTTGCCCCGGTAGAACTGTTGCCAGCCTATCGCCCGGCCAGGGATGACGATCTTGCGCGTGTCGCTTGTCACTTCTTGCCTCCAATCTTCTCGATTACCCATTTCGGCACGGGCTTGCCGCGCCGCATCTCGATGTAGCCCAGCCGCTCTAAACTGCGCAGGTAGTAGTGCGCCATGCTGGTCGTGGTCAGCCTGGCCAGGCGCACGATCTCGCGCACCGTAGGCGGCACGGCGTTGTCCATCCAAAACTTCTCGACCACGCTGTACACCTGCGCCTCGGTGCGGCTCGGCGCGTCACGAACCATTCTCGACACGGTACACCTCCACATCCTTGATGAACCTATCCACAATCTTGACCAGACCTGCGGGCAGGTCGCCGCGCACCTGAAGATTGAGCGCCAGGCGGCGCATTCGATCTAGCACGGCCAGCCAACCTTCCGGCGCCGGGCCGTGCTCGCCAGCGATCAGAGACTTGAACGCTCGCACCGACGCGCCTTGCTCCGCGGCCATGCGCAGTTGCTCGATCATCTCGTGCGGCGAGATGTCGTAAGCGCGCATGAGTTCGCCCGCCGCGGCGAAGTGGCTGTAGGTGAGGGATTGGCGGACGCCAACCAGCTCCGGCCGGCCTGGGCGCAGCGCCCGGTAGGTCAGCCCGGCCCGCGCCATGTCCTCGACCGCGCTCACATCCACCGCCAACGTCTGCGCCAGCCGTTTGGTCTGCCCCGGCGCGTGGTCGCCGACGATCCGGCTGGCTGCCAGGCAGGACAGCCAGCGCGAGGCTGTGCCGCGGCGGTAGCCATCCACGAAGCGCCGCTCTAAGGTCAGGTAACGGTCAACGTCACCCATTTGCCGCCTCACCAAATAAAGGCAAGTCATGGTAGCCATCGCCCGCCGCCTCAACCGCCGCGCCGCTCCGCCAATCATCCAAATCGTCCAGCTCCAACCGCTTGCGGGCGATGTCATGCAGGTAGGTGTAGCTCAAATCGCAGCCCACCCCGCGCCGCCCCAACTTGCGGGCGACCATCAAGGTGGTGCCGGAACCGGCGAAGGGGTCAAAGACGGTGCAAGGAATGGGGTCGGCGGGCGGGCAGTCGCAGCCAGGACGCCAGCCAAGTGTCTTGACTTGATAGCTCCCATCGCCATCGGCTCCACCTCTCTTGCTGCCGGTCCTTCTGGACACACCTTGCTCTATATCAAGGTTGTGGTCAACCCAGCTTCCTTTCCCGATGGTTCCGCCGCTTTTTCTCACCACCCTCGCCCACCCCGCGCCGCACACCGGGCAGCAGCCCCGCTCGGACGTGCCCGCCTTGATGCAAGGCTCCACCAGGCGCGGCGGGTAGGTGGCGAAGTGGGCAAAGGGAGTCGGCGCGGTGGGGATTGTCCAGACGGTGCGGATGTTGCGACTAGATACGATGTCTGGCGCAAGACGCGTCCAACCCTTGTGCCCATTTCCGTCTGCAGCGTTCGCCGCTTCTTTTGGTGGCGACAACTTTGTACCCCTCGAGTGAGTGTTGCCGGTAACGCCCTCCTTCACCGCCTCCGCATCGAAGTAATACCGCTCGCGCTTGGTCAGCAAAAAAACGTATTCATGCGCCCTCGTTGGCCTATCGGTGACGCTTTCGGGCATGGGGTTGGGCTTGCTCCAGATGATATCAGAGCGCAGATACCAGCCGTCCGCCTGAAGTGCGAAGGCCACGCACCAGGGGATGCCTACGAGGTCTTTGGGTTTTAGACCATTGCCATTCGCCCTCATTCCGCTGTTGTACGATCTACCGACCCCGTTATCGCTGCTACCATATTCTCTGTGTCCACCGCTGCTCGCGTATGAGTCGCCCAGGTTCAACCACAGCGTACCGTCATCTCTCATCACCCGCCACACCTCGCGGAACACAGCCACCATGTTCGCAACGTATTCATCAGGCGTAGGCTCAAGCCCCAACTGACCAGGTACGCCGTAATCGCGCAGCGACCAATAAGGCGGGCTGGTAACAACCATGTGGACGCTGCCAGAGGCGAGCGGGATAGCCAGGGCGCTAGAGTTTACGAGCATCGCGCGCCTCCACCAACACCTGTTTCACCGGCCCATCCCGCCGCACCACCAGCAACGCGCCACGCCCGCCGCGGCGCAGCTTCGTGCCGGGCGTGAACGTGCCACTACGCAGCATGTGTTCGACGCTCTCGGCAGACAGGCACGCGCCGCGCGAGAAGCCGCCCGCGCGGTCTGGGTCGTGCTCGACCTGGTAGTAGGACGCGAAGTTGTCAAGGGGCTGGCTGGGCATAAGCAACCGCTCCAACGAAGGCAGAAAAAACCTTGAGCATCCGCGCCAGTCTGGGGTGGCCAATCGGTAAGCCGTTGTACGTGCGTGCAATCAGCCCGGCCTCGGTAATGCGTGTTATTTCGAGTGCGTTCTCTGCATACCCGTTTCCGGTCAAGCGCATCAGCGCAATCTCATTCTTCTCCATGACCCATCTCCTCGAAACTGCGAACGAAATAACCGGCCGTGGTCGCCAGCATCTTGGCAAGCAGCCGCTCCCACAACGCGCCCGGTAGGCTGCGGTACAGCGCGTCACACAGCACCTGGGCGCGCTCGTCGTAATACTGGCCCTGCTTGATCAGCGTGTCGAAGTGCTGGAGCTGATCGGTAATGCGTATCTCGGCCCGGCGCTCTTGCTCTCCGGGCACGACAGGCTTAGCGAATGGAATATAAACGATTTCAACGCTCACTTTTCACCTTCCTTCTTCTCGACCGTCGCGCCTTGCCCGGTCTGGATGCGGTACGCCAGCAGGAACTCGGCCAGCAGGTGGTCGTAATTGGGCGCGCTGTACACCGGCGTGATCAGTGGAACAGACTTGCACAGCGCCAGAATATTGGACGGGATCGGCAGATGGGTCGCCGTGCCAACGTGCTGGGTCATCATCAAGGGTTGCCAGCCGGTGCGCAGCAATAAGGGGCGCAAGGCTTCGGGTGTGAACAGGCAAGGGTGCGCCAGGCGCGCCCCGGATGGCGAATACAGGGCGTGAGGGACTTCGAGCAGCAGCAAGGCGGCGCCGAAAGCCACTTTTTGCGCTGTCCATAAGCCAACGAACGGGTCCTCCATGTGCTCTAACGTGTGGATACAAGTCACCAGGTCGTAGGTTAGCCGCGGCGCTTCGTCGCTGTTGCGGTACACCAGGTTGCCGCGCTCTTTCTGGAACTCTGCGTGCGCTTCGGACGGCTCGACGCCGCTGGCCTCAGCGCCCAGCCCTTTCAACGCCTCGACCAGCACGCCCGCCGAGCTGCCCACGTCCAGCGCCAGAATGCCAGGGCGCACGATGGCCTGCAAATACGGGGCCAGCGCCCGCACCCGCTGCGCCTGAGCCACCAGGTCGGTCACGGTTGGCCGCGCCGAGCCGCTGACCTCGACGCGGTATTGCTCGCGGTAGTAGTCCTTCGGGATTTCTTCCAGGTGGAAGATCAACCCGCACCGCCCGCACAGGTAGTATTGGATTTCCTGGCCGGTTTCCTTGCGCCGCCCGGCGAAGAACGGTCGGTAATCATCGCTGCCGCAACTTCTACACTGGTTCATTTCGGGCCTCCAATTCCTCTCAAATCTCTCCCGCTCATCAGCACCCTGGTCGCGTCCTGAAAGCGGGATTGTAGATACTGCCAGCCGTCCGGCAGGTTGCTTGGGTCGGCGTTGGTGGCAAAGGCGGTGGCGGATACATCTCGGTTGCGGTGGCGGTGGTCTAAGAGCGCCATGATGGTGGCGCGCGCCCAGGGCGTGGTGCTCACCCGGTCAACTTCGTCCAGCGCCAGGAAGGGCAGGTTGCCGTAAGCGTCGCGGATGGCGCCGCTCGACCCCTCGCCCTCGCCATACGTGGCGCGCAGCGCGTCCAGCAGATCCTCGGCCACGACGTACTCAGCCCGCACCCCGGCCCGCACCATCCCGGCGACCATCCCCCGCAGGACGCCGCTCTTGCCCACGCCATTCGTGCCGTGCAGCACCAGCCAGCCCTTCGGGTCCGGGGCGGTAGCCAGCATTGCGTGGGCGGCCTGCACCGCGGCGGTCTTGCCGCTCTCCGCGCCGTAGGTGTCCACGCGCCAGCCCCGCTCGGCCTGGGTTAGCCCGCACTCCGACCAGTAGTATTCAATCAGCGCCAGCCGGTCGGAACACACCGGGCAAGGGTAGGATTGGCGCTCGACAGTGTACCAGCCGTCGCCCAACCAGGCGCCGACCGTGTGCCTGCCGACCGGGGCGTTGTGGTAGGGGCCTGAAAGCGCCACGGTCATCACGACCGCGCCGAAGTCGCCGCAGTTAGGGCAATCCTTGCCGCCGCCAATCTCCGCAAAGACCACCCGGCTGCCGTTCTGCCGCGCCAGCTCCAGCCGGGCCAGGCCGGCCGGGGGCAGCTTCGGGATGCTTCCAACCGGAAGCAACGAGCATTCGACCGGAAGTGGCAGGGTGGCCGGCATATCCCGTAGACCCCTGGCGATCTCACCGATGGTTTTCACGCCGCAGCCTTCTCGTGCGTGCGCTTGATGAGCGCGGCCTGCATTCGGAGGCCGCGTTGGTAGAGTTTCGCAAACTCCGGACCAACAGGCTCGTCACAACTGTAGGCATGGTGGTACGATTTGCCCCGTTTCTTGTCGTCCCACCGCCAGATAGTGACGCTCAGGCGCTGGCTATCGGGCCGGATATGCGGGTATGTTGAAACTTCGACTTCAACATCAGTGATCGGTTGTGCGTGCATGGTTATTCTCCTTGTAACTTCTTCCTGTACTCCTCCGCCAGCGGGTGGCGGGGGTTGTCTTGGACGAAGCGGCGCATCATTTCACGATCGGCCGCGTCGCCTTCTAAGATGAGTTGCGCTGGCTTGGGTGGCTTGCCTTTGACATCGAACACCCCTTGCCATCCGTGTTCGATGCTCTGCTCTAGCATGGCGATGGCAGTCTCTTCGGAGTATGCAGCCAGTTTCTTGAGCAGGCGCTCCGAGGCAAGCGGGGTGAGCGGGTGTTTGATCTGCTTGCGGTGGGTCTGGAAGTCCTGCCAGGATAGGGCGAATGGGCCATTGAATGGCAGTGGTGGATTCTTTAATGGTTCTATTGACGGTTTAATTAAAGGTTCGGGTGACTCCCGCGTCACCCCCCCAGTGCTACAAATGTCACCCCCCTCGGCCTCAGATGTCACCCTGGGGTGACATTTTGTCACCCCCCTGATGTTGTACAGGTTGCACCCGAACGGCCCCTCGTTGGTCAGTATCCCGATCTCGTTCTCTTTCTTGAGCTTCCGCAAAAGGCGCTGCACGTGCCGCTCGCTGAGCCTGGTCTTGCGGGCCAAGGTGTCAACAGACGGGAAAGAGTTGCCGTTATCATCCGAGAAGTCAGCCAGGGCCAGGAGCAGCAGCAGCGCGCCGCCCTCTTGTTTTGAATTGTTCCAGACGTGGGTCATTACCGCGATGCTCATGGCTGCCCCGCCCACTCTTTCCCGCAACACGGGCAGTAATTCAGGCTTTGCATTGCCCCAACCGTTGGCTCGCCGTTATCATCTGGCAGCCAATTGATTACAGACAGGTAAACATCGCAGTTGAGACAAATAAGTACCGGGGCATTGATAAAATCTGATTTATCAAGTTTCGCAATAATCATAGCGACCTCCAAACAAAAAGACCTGCACTTACCCAGGTGGCCTTCAAGAGTGGCAATCAGGATTTTCGCTGGTTAGGCGGAGAGAGAAAGCCACCTGGGTAAACACAGGTCTATCTCCTGGATCGCCACTCTATGCCACGCGCGCCACAAGTCACCATCTCGCAGCACCCCAATTATACCACTACTCACCATTACCAACTACCCTGAACTCAAGCACCCACACCCAGGGGTTGAGCGCCCAGGGGTAGCCGCGCTTGGCGTTGATTTCGTCCCACAACTGTTGATATTCTCGCACAGCGGCATAGCCGTCGTTCCTACTTGACATCTGGCCCAGCGCTGGCCTTCCGGTGCAGCCCTCAGAGCGAGCGTCATTTACACTAATCCCCTGCACTCGCTCAACTCGCACGCCCGTTAGTTCGAGCGTTATGCGGCTGGCCCAGCGGGGCATGAAGCGTGCCGAGCGTGTTCTTCCGGCCCACTCCGGCTTCGGGCCATCAGTAAAATACCAGACCCGCGAACGGCCAACAATCGGCACTTTGCTACCAGGGAGTTTGTCGTATTGTTTATCAACCGCCCAGGTTTCTTTCACCCAAAGCCGGTCGCCGGGTTGACCGTATGGGCAGGGAAAGCCCTCGTTACTCGGATATACGCGGGCTGTTTCTTCGGCACTTACCGGGAAAGGCCACCACGCTATCCAACCCAAACCAGACCCGTCCTTGTGGACTGACTGAGCCGGGCCACCGATATTCGCAGGCTTGCATATTCGCCTTGTCTGCGTCTTTCGCCCTTCCAATATCGCCCGCACCATTGGTGCGGTGAAGAGGATTGGTCGTTCTTTCACTCCTCACCTCCCACGGTCATCACTTCCCCGCTCGCCAGCGTCACGGTGCAGGTCATCCGCTGCGGGGCGAAGCTGGCGTTGTACCCGGCGCACATCCCGGCCAGGTGCTTGACGGCTGCCGTTTCGGACGGGAACACCCAGGGCTTCATCTCGGTTCCCTGGCGGCGGCGCATTGGTTCGCCGCCGGTCAAGACGTTGAAGCCGCCATTGCATGGTTTGATCAGAGCCTTAGTTTCCATATTCACCTGTGTGTTTCGGAGTCATCTCCGAAGAAGTTGTGTGTTCGGTTCGGTGCCCCGTGAGCCTCGCTGACCGGTCAAAGAGCGAAACTGTAACTGCCGCGAGGCACCGAGCCTAGAGCGGGTAGTGGGGATCGAACCCACGATGTCAGCTTGGAGGGCTGCTGCCTTGCCACTTGGCGACACCCGCTTGGTTTGCTGGCCTTCCACCAGCCTGACCGTGTTTACGGCTTGGAACAGTACATCCGCGTTCCTTGCTTACTTACCGGGGCGGTCTTATCTTGTGCCGCCCCTGGGGTCGTCGAAATTGTGTGGGCGGGGACTCGGCTTACAACTCACCTGCTCTTACGCATCGCAGGAGCGCCTTATTTTTCGTCCGAGGCGGACGCCTTAGCCCTGTCGGTGGGGGTTCGGAGCTACCGGCAATGCCGTCCGCGGCCGATCCTGTTTATCGTTGTAAGTTGCTCCCCGCCCTGTCAGTGGATCCCGAATTTATGTTCTCCCTGGCCGGGCGAGCCACGTTCACCGACCCGCCCGGCCACCAAAGGAGAAAGGGGCCATGATGCCCCGCGCGGTTGTCAGGCCGCGCGAGCGGGGTCGCTCCCTGGGGGGGACAGGGAAACGGCCCCGCTCGCGGGGTCTGACTTCGCCAGCGCGCTGTGAGACGGCCCGTGCTCCAGGATTGCCAGGTACATTTCGATGGCGTCACGCACCAGTTCGCTGGTCGTGATCTGCCGCAGCCCGGCGGCGCGCTTGACGCGCTTGCGCATTTCGGGCGACAGCGAGAACGTGCTCTGCACCATCTTCTCTGGGCCAATCTGTGGGTGTCCGGGTCGTTTCGTATCCATGCCAAAATCATACCATATAAACTATTGACTTGTCAAGAGATTGATGATAGAATATTGACAGAAAGGAGAATAAACATGACCGCAGAAGAGGCAATCAAAATACTAGAGGAAAGCCCGTACAAAGACAGTGGCAAACCAAGTCGCTGCAACCAGGCGCTGACCTGCAAGCAATTCTGGGGGATCGTACGCGACTACGTTGCTGGACTACCGCCCCAAAAAGTCCTTGAACACCTGTTTGAGAAGCGCGTGTACCAGGCCAGCAAGAACCAACGCGCCCCGCGTTTCTAGGAGAATAAACCCATGAACCAACAGCTTGCTGAAAAGATCGTGTCCCTCGCCTGCGCCCGACGCTCAGTGGAATTGCAGGCCCTGGCGGTTGACGCCGCGCTCGGCGCCTTGGAAGAAACCGAAGCCTTCAAGTCGTGGCGGGCGGCCAAGAACGCCAAGCAAGACGCTGAAAAAGCAGAGGCCGCCGTTGACGCCGAGGTGCGTGAGTTGGCCCTGGCGAGCGGGGAGAAGCAGCCGCACCCGGCGGTGCAGATCATCACCACCAGTGTCTTAGAGTACCAGGATAAAGACGCCGTTGCCTGGTGTATCCAGACCCAGCAATTGAGCCTGCTCAAGATTGATACCCGCGCCTTCGAGAAAGTTGCCCGCACCCTGGAAATCCAGGGCGTCATTCGCCACGAGAAGCCCGGCGTCCGCATCGCGTCCAACCTGCGCCAGTACGAACAGGAGGCTTGCGATGACCGGCTGCCCTAACCTCAAGTGCTACTGCCCCAGCGCGGCGCACCCGAACACTGGCTGCGCCTGCTCGTGCCACGTGGACTTCTACACCACGCAGGATCAGCAAATCCGCCAGGCCGTAGACGATGGCGAACTCTACGGCTACATCAAGAGCGCCAGCGGGATGCACCCGGTCGTGATGGTCACGGCCACCGACAAGCACGTTTCGGTGCGCGCCCTGGATAGCGCCTGGGTCGGCGTGGCGGAATTTTCCCGCAGCCAGTTCTACATGGTTGAGTTGTATCCCGGCCAACTGGCCGAGATGCACAAGATCGCCATGCACGACCTGGGCCTGCGACCGGAAGAATATCGAATGAGTGGAGGGTAACATGGAAGCAGCAACAATCAAACTAGATCATGCTCTCGTAGAGAGTATCATCAGGGCAGAAGTACAGACCGCAATTGTCGGTGCCATGAATGGCCGCGAGGAAATGATAGCCACTATGGTGGCGGCGGTTCTATCCGAGAAGGTTGACGACAACGGCAAGCCATCGAGCTACTCTAGCGCACGCACATACCTAAGCTGGTTTACCCGGCGCGCCATCCAGGAGGCGGCGCGTGAGGCGCTGACAGAATACATCAAAGAGTCGCACCCGAAGTTAGTGGCGGAGATGAAAAAGCAGATCGCAAAACAGGCGGCCTCTGGCGACCTGGCGGCCGCGTTCGTCGGCGGGCTGGTCAAGAGCGTCGAATCGACCTGGCGAATGAATGTGGAAGTTAGCCTACGGACCCCAAAGGAAGATTGACGTGAACAACAATAAGTCCATCGTCCTGGCTTCGGGTGCGGAGTTGCAATACTCCGTCATCCAGCCGAAAGTTATGGAGTATGCCAAAACCCTGATCCGCACATGTCCGGGTGGGAAGAAATTGACCGAGAGCGAGGCCACTTATCTGGCTGTGTTCTCGGTAGTCAATGACCTCAATCCCTTCGAGGGGGAAGCATATTACATGCCCAACGCTGGCCCGATCGCGGGTGTCCCAGCCTACCGCCGCAAGGCTAACGAATACCTGATCCGGCGCTATGGTACTGGCCCGCTGTCAACCTTCAAGACAGATTTCCGATTGGCCGCCACCAGCGAGGCCCAATACGACCCCGACAAGAATGACATTGCCTGGGTGTGTATGTTGTACGATCTGCACCAAGACCAACTGTGGCAACAGCAAGTCATCTCCAATATGGCCGGGCTGCGCGCTGCGGGCATGGAGGGTAAAGAACTGCGCGAGTACGCTGAACATCTGGCCGGCCCGCGCCCCATCACCGAGGCGGTTGGCGTAGTCAAGGCGTCCGAGAACTTTGGTCCCGACAAGTGGGACAGGAATGAGCGCGCCAAGAAGCGCGCCGAGAAAGCCGCCATCCGCAAGGCTTACCCGGTGGGCGTCAACATTGTTGGCGACGCCGAGACCGGCGAGATCATTGACGGTGTGGCGCGCGACCTGGTGATGGATGTATCTAGCCAGCTTGCTGCCGGAGAGCCGAAGTCAGACCACACCGAAACGCAGTTGATGACCGACCTGGGCTTTGGCCCGGTCGCGCAGAAGGACGCCCCGGCGGTTGTGGATGTCGCCAGCACCATTCCGCCCGAACCGGAGTATGTCCCCCCGGTTGACGAGCCGAAGCCAGCCGCCGCCACCCCGCAGCAGGCCGCGGTGGACGCGGGCGCGTGCCCTGATATCTTCCAGGCAAACGCCTGGTTTGAGCGGTGCGCGCTGCCCACCAAGAAAACCGCCAGCACCTTCGTGCAGTGGTGCAAGGCTGTGCAAGGCTGGATAGACTCGACCGGCTGCGGCCTGGAGCAGGCCGCAGCGAAGGCTAATAAGGGAGAGGTGCCATGAAAGACAAAATCGTTATTCCGTGTTGGGGAGGGAAACACTGCTCTTCCGCCGATCACCGCCTGGAAGTTTTAGAGATGGATGGTCGTTATTACCTGGATATTCGCGAAGATACCTATACCCAATCCATCTCCATCCCGGCCTGGCTGTACGCCGCCATCGAGAAGGCACACCGCGAGCAGAGCGGTGGCCCGACCGAGAACGACGAGCTGCACGAGCGCCTCGCGAAGGCCGACGTTCGTATCCGGGAGTTGACCGAAGAGCGCGATGACCTGCGCGAGCGGGCCGAGGAGTTTGAGGTGCGATGGCGCACGGCGCGCTCTCACATAGACGCCCTGCATTTCGAGCGTAACGCGCTGCGCGATGCCCTGAAAGAGCGAGATGCGATCATCGGAGATACCCCCGTACGCGCTTTCTACACAGGCAAGCGCGCCGGCTACGACGAAGCCTTTGCCCGCCTGCTGGAGATCGAGAAGGAAATTGCCGACCTAAAGGCAAAGCTAGCAGAGGCCGAATGAGACCGCTCGACCTGTTCGCCAATTTGCTGCAAGAGTTCAACATGCGCCTTCGCTCACGCGAGTCTATGCAACTCTTCCACTCACCCACCCCGCAGCGCAAGGTGCGTCTGCGCCGCGGCTACACCAAGAAGGCGTATAATTTCCAGAAGGCGAAGGTGCGCCGCAAGATGGCCGCCGCTTCACGGCGGATCAACCGAAAGTAGTAACAGCCGCCTGCCGCCGCAAAGGCAGAACCTTACCAGCGTGTACGCACATGCTGTATATAGGAAAAGAACAAATGTACGGAATGTCTGCGTCGGGCGCAAGCCCACTAGGAGCGCAGAGACCTGGCGGCAGGCGGCTGAAAATTCAGATGGACGGGCGGCGTGGTGGGAACACCAGCTAGGCCGCGGTCGAAGGCAAACGTGGATAGACGCCATGCTGACCGACATTGACGGCCAGTCCACAAGATCAGGTTCAAATCCTGACCCGTCCAAGTGTCAATTCCTGGAGCGTTACAGGCGTCTCCCCAAAGCAGTGCAAATCTGCGCGCAGGATCGCCGGCTTACACGGCAGGCAGCGGGTGAAATTCCCCACCCAGGAAGTGGTATAATAGGCCTCGCTGATGGATGTTGGGAGTTTTTGTTTGCCAAATAGATAGCCGCTATTCTGCCCACTCCCTCTCCATCAGCAAGAGACTGGCAAAGCAGGATGGCGGCTATCTGTTTTGGAGAGGCCGTGAAGGACTGGAGAGCCGGAGTGTACGGCAAAAACTACAAGGCAATGACCGGCTTAGAAAAAGCCGAATGGAAGATCCTCAGAGACAGCATCATTGAGCGCGATAACTTTACATGCTTGCGCTGTGAGGATAAGTTTAGGTCAAAGAGTAAACTCACTGTTCACCATGTCGTTCCGCGTGCCGATGGCGGGTCGAATGATCCAAGCAACCTGGTTACTCTTTGTAGCCAGTGCCACGACTTTGTGGAGATGAACGACCTCAAAACCATCATTGATATCATAGGTAGTATCGAGGTCGAAGTTGAGACGGAAGAAGCCCCGCCAGAGCCTGTCGAAACGGATTGGCACACTTGGGTTTATGGCGGTGCTAGAAATCCCTTAAAAGGGAGATTCTAAAATCGTCACGCCTTGTGACGCTCTTGTGATAAATAAAAATAATTATTTCTGTAATACAGGTAGGACAGGACGATGGAAATCGACTCTACACTACAGGCCGTCACAAAGGCTTTGCTCGCCGAGCACCAGCGCCTCGGCAGTTGGTCGAAAGTGGCTGCCGAATACAACCGCCCAAAGGGCACGCTTTGTCGCATCGCCACCGAGCCGGGCTACTGCCCGAAGTGGCTACGGCGCAACATCCTGGCGATGACGCCCTGGCGAGACCTGCTGGCTATGCCAAAGGAGGAGTTGAAGTGGAGACTGGAAAACCGGGAATGATTGATGTTTTGAACGGCAGGGCAATAGTGCCAGACTTCTATGACAGCGACAGCAAAGAGCACGAGTTCTCGGCGCTGCGCAAGAAGATAGCCCTAGCCCTGTATGATCGGCTGAAACAAGGGGAGTGCGCCGTGCTTGTCAAAGAAACAACTTTGTCTTTCCCGCCTCTTCCTGGCGAACGATACGGTCACAGTGCCCTTGCGATTGAAGTTGAGTTACGCGAGGTCAAACGCGTGGAGACTGGAAAACCGGGAATGAAACTATTTGTTGTGTGTGTTTATGGCTTATATGGCGGCGAGTGGTATTGTGCCGTGTACGCAGAAACAGACGAGCAGGCGCTCCAGAAGGCGCGAGAGCGTTACCCAATCACGGATGAAAACTATCGAGATTACGAACAGGGAGGTTGTAACTTAGACTCCGACTTTGCCGAGGCTGAGTTGGCCTTCGCGAATGGCGTTTCTAATCTGTGGTGGGTTGGGTGGTAAGTGACTAAGCTTTGCGGCAAGAAGCGTTACTGTTCCTCTGACGCAGCACGCACCGCGGCGATTGCTTTTGGCAGACGCCGCGGTGCGCGTGTGCATCATTACTTTTGTCTGCGCTGTGGCTTCTGGCATCTCTCCAGCGCAGACCAGGCGCGGGTCAAGCGCATCAAGGCTAGCGCCAGCTAGCCCGGATCGTGCCGCTGTAGGCCACTGTCCCCGTCACGCTGGCATCCTGGCTTTTGATCAGCAGCATCACATCGTCGCCGTCTGCGTCCACGTCAATGACGGCCTTGATGGGGAAAAGCAGATCGCACTCTTCCACTTCGACAGCTGCCGAGAGAGCCAGACTCACCGAGAGCTGCACCCAATAGGCCGTAATGCCGTTGATGGTGCTGGCGGCCCAATCGCTCGGCACATCCCAGGTGATCTGCCCGTCCCCGCTCAGGGTTTTCCCCGCCACGGCGATGGTGCCGTCCGTGACATTGGAGAGCGCGGCCCAATCTGATCCGTTCCAATACTTCGCGGTCAGTACCGATGCGTTGGCGTTGACGTTCGCGGCGTCCATGTCAATGCACGCACCGCAGAACGGTTCCGGGCCTCCGACCACCACCCAATCGCCGTTGGAAACTTTGTTCAGGTCGTTCAGGTTGGCGCCGGTCGCCGCGCTGTTGTCAATCACCTCGGCGGAGTAGTCGGTATAGGATACCCCATCGTCAACCGTCTTTTGGAACTTGATGCTGGATACGTCCTGCAGGCGCGGGCGCACGTGCCCGGCCGAGGCCGTGCCGTAGGCCATATAGCTGCCGTCCTTGTTGCGCACCAGGGGCAAGAAGGTCAGGCTGGGCGCGTCCGCCAGGACGGTCGTGCCGCGCACCACCACGTTGGTGTAGAAACGGGCTTTTGATTTCCCGCCAGGGTTGCTCAGCCACGACGCGCCCGAAGGCGCGGGCGGGTAATTGCCGTCCAACCCTGTGATCGTGCGGTGGGCGACGGACGCGAGTGCAACAACTTCGTTGTATGGCATATTAGCCTCCTCTAGAAACAATCGGTAGAAACATGTTGAACGGCTGTGGTGGCTGTGTACCGCCGTTCCCAAACCAGGCCCACATTTCTAACAGTGAGCCATAAAAGAAATTCTCGTCCGCCATTTCTTGTACTCCGGGAATGACCCCGCGCACCTCGTACTGCTGCGCCACAACATTGGCCCCAGCGGGCGCCGCGGGGTAGAGTGTGAAGTAATTGGCAACCCAGAACTCGTAATCGCCAATCCAGGCGGGCGTGGGTCTGACGAATGACCAGTAGTATTTGCTCGAATAGATGACAGGCTTTTTGCCGGTCAGCCGCTCAATCTCTTGCAGGAAGGCCAGCAATACATCGGCGTCGTGAACGTAATCTAACTCAACGTCTACGATGTATTTGTTGCAGCCAGCCCCGACCACATCAACGAAGTGCCTTGCTTGCTTGATGGGGTCAACGACTCTGTAAAAATGATAGGCGGCCCAGGCCCGTCCTGTTCGGATTGCCCCCGCTTTGTTCGCTGCAAATTGATTATCGAAGAAATCAAGTCCCTCGGTCGCCTTGAAGATAAACGCCAGAACATATTGAGCCACCAAGTCCCAATCAACCGGCCCCGACCAGTGGGACAGGTCAACGAAATACGACTTGATGGTGTTTGCAACCAGAACGACAACCAGAATTGCCGCGGCGCTCCTGACCCTGGCGGGCCGGATCTGCGCGGCAAGCGGTTTGCCTGCGTCGTCCAGGCTGGCGCGGTGCGAGACGGTCATTGATTACATTCCGCGCGGCGTACCAGCCCGAAGGCGTGCGGCGTCCTCGTAAGCGACAGAGAAGATGAGCATCACGAACATCGGTTGCAGCGTCAGGATGATTACCTTGACATCCTCCACGGCAGACGGGGCGGCGTACTTTGTGACAAAGAACGTCACCAGGCTGATGACCGTATCCAAGATCATCAGCCAGAATTTACGGGATCGAAAGAGCAGTTTCCAGGGGTTCATAATTCTATTCCTTTCTTTGGTTGAATGTGTCCACCAGCCAGCCCAGGGCCACGCCCATGCCAAACCACAAGAAGGCCAGCCAGTAAGCCGCGTCCGAGCGGTCGCGCCCGTTGCCCAGGCGGCGGCGGAATAACAAGAATACAGGGTAAGCGCCGGTCACGCCAATGGCGTGCTCCACAATGTTGCGCCACCCGTCCGGCATTCGGGCGGTGATAGAGATAGTTTGGTGCGCCGCCAGCCCAGCCACTACAGAAACAAGTATCTCGATAATCATGCCGTCAGCAACCCTTTGCGCCCGATGGCCTTGCGGAATTTCTCAAGCTCGGCGGTCGCGGCGCGCAGCGCCTCCAGGCACTGCTTCTTCTCGGTCTCGATGGTCTGTAGGCGCTCCTCTAGGTCCTCGTTCTCTTTCTTGCGGCACTCGTTGTCGTCGCTTAGCGCGCTGATGATGGTGCGTAAAATGTCCACGTCCGTTTTCTTGGCCCCTTTGACGGCGTTGTAGATGGCGACTGCCGCGCCGGTGATGCCGCCCACCGCGCCCACGAGGCCGCCCATGACCCCAACGATGATACTGATCAGTGTCCAGTCCATTAGTTCGCCCTCCCGAAGTGCTTGAGCACCGAGGCGTCCGCCAGTTCCTGGGTGTCTACCATGTCCTCGGTGAACGAGATCATCGGCGCAAGCTGGTTGTGGAAGCTGGCTTGCAGCAGGAGTTCTTGTAGTTTGTCGCGTTCGGCCTGGCGGCTGCCGTGCCAGTAGCTGCCATACACAGGCACGGGCGTCGGAAGGGGCACAGTGAACACCAGGAAGTCCAGCACGATGCCGCCCGCGATGCGCCGCCCGCCGAAGTATGACACCTGGTAGTCATAGTTCCAGCCGTATTTTTCTAGCGCCCGCGCCGTGCGCAGCTCTTCGAGCGATCCGGGTTCTTGTCCGTGGATGAGTTCTGGTCTCTCGTCAGCCATTCTCAAATCTCCAGCAGGGTGATGTTGACCAGGTGCCCCTCTTCCTGGTCGCCCGGATTGACGCGGAACGGCTTGCAGCCGGGCGGCTCGACCACCACGGTCTTGACATCATACGGGCTGTAGATGTTCGTGAACGTCAACACGGTGGGCGCGTTGGCCCAGGCGTCAATCTGCGCCATGTCGGTTTCGGCGCGCACCGCGAGCGCCTGGCGGTCTTGCAGGTCGCTGTTGTGATCCATAAAGCGGCACGGAAGGTCGTACTGGTATTTGACCGGGAAGCGCAGCAGGGTCTCGACCACCTGCGCTTTGAGCACCGGCGTGGTCGTGTTGCTGTTGGTGTAGAAGATCAGCCGGAAGCGAATGCGCCGCGCCGTGACGTTGTTGGCCGCCGCGAGGTTCACTTCCTGGAAGGGGCTGGTGGCGTGCGTGCTGACCACGTTCGTCCAACCGCTTCCCAGCGCCCCGGTCTCTTCCTGGTACTGCGCTTGGATGTACTGGTTGGCGCCCAGGTTCTCGGTGAACAATTTGATGGACTTGAACAGTTTCTCGATGTCCAGGAAGCCGGCGGAAATCCAGCCCGTCACCAGGTAGCCCTCGTGGCGGTAGCGGTAATTACTGTCGCGCAGCGGGTTGAAACTCGTCTTGGGCAACGGCACCCACACCAGGTCGGCGCCCTGGTTGACCCACAGGCGCGTAACCATGCCCGGTATCACCTGGATGGCGGCGGCGAAGATGCGCTCCCCCAGCGGCGCCCGGTAGACTTCGTGCCAGCCCGAACCCTTGCGCAGCAGGATGGACGAATAGCCGCTCGTACCGGCGTCAATCAGGGCAAACACCCGCCCAGGGTAGGTCAGCAGCGCCACGGGCTGGCCTTGCCGGTCGGAGGGCAGGCCCTCGTCGCGGTCTGGGCCAATGTCCTCCAGGCTGCGGTTATAGTAGCGCTCGATGTGCGTATCGAGGTTGAAATACAGGTACACATCGTTGACGGTGTGCGCCTGGCCGGTCACTTCGCTGCGCATCCCGGATAGCTCGCGCGGCGGCACGACCACCGGCAGGTCGTTGTTCTCCGTTTGGATCTCGTAGGGCAGGTTGTCCGTAAATACACGCGGGTTTTCCTGCTGGTCGCCGTAGGCTTCCAGCGCCGTGATGCGGTCGGGGATAGGGATGTAGCGCGGGTACACGTCAATCGCCATCACTTCCACGATGTCCACGTTCTGCGCCCCCAAATTGGCGCTGCGGCGCAGGCCCACCGAGACGATGTTGCTCTCGTCCGGGTTGGGGTTGGCGTTGGGCGAGATGGACGCCTGCACGAAGGCCCACTCATTGGCGTTCAGCGCCGGAATGTCAACGGTGGTCTCGTCGTCCATCTGGGCGTACATCTCGCTGATGCCTAAGAAGATGGACGGCGTGCTCGTTTTCAGGTCGGCGCTCGGCTTCATGCGGACGGCGTAACCCATCACCCCATTGACCGTGGTGGTGGCCCAATCTTCGGGGATGGTGAAAGAGATGCTGCCATCTTGCCCGAGGGTCTTTGTTCCACCCGCCAGCGTGCCGTCCGTCACGGTTAGAGTCGTCCAGGCTTGACCGTTCCAGTATTGCACGGCCATCGTGGCGGCTTCGTTGTTCAAACCGCCCGCCGTCATGTCCACGTACAGGATGTTGAACTTCTCGGCGCAGACGGCGATCAGGTAATCGTCCGATTGCAGCGAGAGCGCCGCCGAGGTGCCGCTGTCGCCGTCGTAGGCGCGCGGCAGGTCAACGTAGTTCTCGATGTCCGGCCCTTCCACGTGCAGCCGCCGTATGCCCACCTCGCCCAGGTCGAGCGTCGGTTGCAGGTAGATGTAATACTTCGTCTGGTCGAGCTGCCCGCTCTCCGGGCTGCCTGTGCCAGGCTCCCAATCCGCGGGCGCGGTAAAGGTGATCGTGCCGTCAACGGCAAACGGCGCGCCGCCCGAAGCGGTGTTGTCGGTGATGGACAGGCTGACCCAAGATTGACCGTCCCAATAATAGGCAGTCTGCGAGGCGGCTACGGCGTTGGCGGTCTCGATGTCCACGTCCAGCACGTTGAAGCGCTTGTTGTGCCCCACGTACAGCCGCCCCAGCGCCCGCAGGGTGAAGCGAGAAGCTGAAGCCGAGTCGTCGTTGACTTCGTGCAGGTCAATATAGTGGCGCGCTTCCGAGGGCACGTAGCCATTGCCGTCCAACGTCAGCCCGCCCAGGGCGGTGGTGGCGGTCAGGTTGGCGCTGACCTTGAAGCGTATCCAGAACAGGTTGCTATCCAGTTGGGTGATCGTTCCCGCGCCGCGCTGCCAGTTGACCGGGACGGTCAGGGTGATGTCGCCGTCCTTGCCCAGGGTCTTGCCGCCCGAAATCGTTCCGTCCGTGATGGTCACAGCCGTCCACGCGTAGCCGTCCCATATCTCGGCGGTCAACACGGAGGCGGCTGCGTTGGCCGAGGCCACGTCCACCGTCAGGGTGTGAAAGCGCATATCGTACCCAACGTACCAATAGTCCGTGGTTTCCAGCGGCATCAGGGAGCGCGTAAAGCTCAGCCCGTCCGCCAGGCTATCCAGCTCAAAATAGGTCGTGGCCGAGGTGTCGTAGAAGAATGACGCCGACGGGTTCATCTTGACCTTTAGCCAGGTCAGCACGTCGAGCACTTCGCCTTTATCCAGCACACAGGCTTGTAGCAGGGCTAAAGATTTGCCCAATCGCGCCGTATCGTCAAGGACGAGCTTGAGCTGCCCGGCGGTCGTCGCCACGTCCGAGCGGATCAGCACGCCCACCCCCGTCGCCCCCGTGATGTCTACCGGCGTGTCCAGCGCCCGGCTAGCCATATCGCCGGTGGTAAAACTGCCGTTGGCAGCGATGCGCACCGCGTTGTCAATTTTCGACACCGTGATGTTTGTGACGACTCGCTCGTCCCACACGCGTGAACCGTCCACCAGGGTGGATAGTTTGGTATACAGGTCACAGGTCGAGAGCACCGGCGGCGGCGGGGTCGGTATGATGGCCTTCGAGACGCAGCGGTTATACAACGCGTGGGCGTTGTCCGCCCCCCACAGGATATGCCCCAGCGTGGGGTGCTGGATAGCCAGCAGCTTCTCCGCGCCGTAGTTCATGGCGGCGTTGGTCTGCGTCCAGGTCGCGCCGCGCCGGAACTGGCGCAGCGCCTGGATATTGGCGTCGTCGCCAAAGGCCACAAAAATGAGTTCTCCCGCCACGGCCAGGTCGGTGGCGTGGTTCGAGAGCGAGTATTGCAGCTCCCAGCGGTTCGCCCCCAGGATGACGTACTCCGTAGCTGTGGTGTGCGCAATCTTCCAGTTCGGTGAGACGGTCAACGCGCCCGCGGCCGTAGCGGTGATGGTGCGCCAGGGCTGGCTTTCCTCCGACCCAGGCCCGTTGATAATCAGCACCGTCGCCCCGTCGAAGTCTCCCGCCACCCAGCCGCTCATCGTAGCGTCAAGCAGTTTGTCCAGGTTGCCGGCGTTGCTGTCGGCTACGCCCCGGTCGCCGGAAATCCAGATACTGGAAGCCGCGCCATCGTCAGGCATCGAGATGAAATACAACCCGCGCTTGTACTCGAACAGCCGCCCCGGAATATGCGCCGCGGCGTCCGCCACGCGGTAGTAAGGCGAGAAGGTCGAAGCGCTCCAGGCGCTGCCGTCCGACGACTTGTGCCCCGCAGCCGATGCGTTGCAGCCCACCTCCACGCAGGCGCTCGATGTCCAGCCCGCCGCCCCGCCTACTACCAGGTGGTAGGTCGTTCCCGCCACCAGCGGGGTCGTGCTCGACCAGTCGAATTTGAAGAACAGGGATAGCACATCCGAGATGCCGGTCGCCACGCTGAGCAGCGCGCTGGCAACCGACGCCCCCGGCGCTCCTGCCACGTCGGTATAGATGTCCACCTGCATGTTGCCGGTTGGCGAGCCGACCTTGCGCAGCCAAATCTCGGCGTAGTCTGCGCCGTAGTCGCCCACCACCGCGCTGGGCACGAAGGTCGCGGCGATGAAACGCTGGGTCGAGTACAGCCCCTGCCAGGATACCGAACCGGGCAGGCTGAAAGTATGCTTACGCAGGTAGTTGCTCTCCCCCCAACAGTACGTGACCTGGCCGCCCAAGATGACCTGGTTCTCGTGCTCGGTGTTCAAGCCGCCCGCGTCCAGGTAGCGCGCCACGTCCGCCTCGAAGTCCGGGCTGCCGCGGCCCGAGGCCCAATTCTCTTGCTCGATGGGCCGGTAAGGCAGCTCGTAGTCGCCGTACTTGGTGGCCCCCTGCGCAATGCGGGTCGAGGTGCGCGGGTAGGGCGTGCGGCGCAAGGCTTCGGGCGCGTCCTTGCCGCGCCCATCTGCGATCATCAGGCCCACGCGGTTGCCCGACCCGTCCACCAACTCGCCGTGGTACTTTGGTTCCCTGAGCGCCGCGCCGCTGTTCGCCATCAGTCAATCTCTCCCCAGCTCGCCAGTTTCGGCCCGGCGCGCATGTGGCGGTTGCGCCAGGCGATGGCGGTCTTGCGCGCTTCCAGGCGCGCCATGACGGCGCGCAGCTCCGGGTCGCTGTTGGCGGTGTCGGCCTCGCGCCCCTTGAGCAGCATGAGCGCCGCGTCCAGCACCACCCGGTTGATGTCCACGCTCTCGTGCAGTTTATCGCTGGCCGCGTAGAGCGGGGCGTGCGGCAGCCAGTAGTGGATGCGCAAGGCGTAGGGGTAGGCCGGCTGGGTGCGGAAGATGAGTTTTTTGGCCGTTCCGGCCGCCGCCTGCTCGATCTGCCAATCGTAACATTGCCACCACTCGTTGGCGTCTGTGTCGGTCGAGACGCCCTGTATCCAGACCTGGATGCTCTGGTCGAGCACCGCGGTGGGCAGGGAGTATTCCAACTGGCTGGCGGCGGTGGTCAAACTGGTGTCAATTGTCTCGACCAGAAGCTCGCGCAAGATATTGTTGATCTTACCGATGACCATATCCAAATCGAAGCGGCGCGTCGCCAGGGCGTAGCGGTCGCCCGAAGCTGGCGCAACCGTGAAGGCCGCGCAGGTGATCGTGCCGGTCGAAGATACGAAGTCCGAGATGCGCGAGAACTCCTTCTCTGGCGCAGCCCCCGCGCCGGCTGCGTCACGCGTGATCAGCGCCGTGCCCAGGTTGAAATGGTCGTCCTCGAACACGCTCTGCAATCGCAGCGTGTCCACGATGGTCGTGAGCGACCCGCCTGTGGCGATGCTCTCGACCAGCGCGCCCAGTTCGTTGAGGGTATGGTACACCAGGTCGAACAGGGTGTAAGCCATTTAGATCACCGCCGGGGTAAGCATCCCCTCGGCCTTTGCCCGCGCGATGGCCGCCTCCAGGAGGCGGGCGTTGTCCTTGTGGTACTCGTTGACCTCGGCCATCACCGCCTCCTGGTTGGCGGGGCTGACGGCGTAGACCTTGTAACCGAAGTCCGCGCTGATCCACTCGGCGGCGCGCTGGGCGTCGCTCTTTTCAATCTCCACCTTGTAAGCGGCCTTCTCGGCCGCGCCCACCTTTGCGAGCTGCGCCTCCGAGAGCCGCCGCGGGGTGAAGCGCGGCAGGCGGGCGTTCAGCGGGATGAAGGCCACGCCGTTGCGGAACTCCACGCCGGCCGTGTTGCCGTTGTAGGCCGGGTTGGGGGCCACCAGCAGGAAGCCGTTCTCTTTCTTCTCGGCCTCGGCCAGTTTTGAGCGCGCTTCGGCGAGCGCGGCTTGGGCCTCGGCGAGTTGCCGCTGCAAATCTTCGGTAGGGGTCGTTTCTTTCGGTGCCATCATTTGCTCCTCTTGGGTGTGTCGAGCCAGCAGGCCGGGGTTTGGTCCTCCGGGTGCGGCTCGGTACATTTATACTTGTTCACCAGGGGCAGCCCCCGGCGCTTGCGCTCGAAGTTGTGGTCGAGCCAGTTGACCACCATGCGGTCGGCCTTGCCGAGGATGCCAAAGCGGAAGGGCTGCGGGATGCGCCGCATGGTTGCGCGGCACCTTTCGCACTTGACGGTCGGGTTGGCGCCCATTGCGTGCTGCACCTCGCGGCGCGGGTGGGTCTTGTCCTTCGGGCAACCGTAGACGTAGGTCATTGCTCGGCGTCCCTTTCTTCCATTTGCACGGTCAACTCCGGGTCAACTTCCAGCAGGTCGCACTCGGCCACCAGCTTCTGCAGGGCCTGGACTGCGCCGGTAGTGCGGTGCATCACCGCCCACGCTTGCTGCTGGGCGCGGAACAACTCTCCAGCTTTGGCGGGGTCTACTTCTGGCTGCGTCAGGTAAGCGTTGTATTCAGCCCGCTTGTAGTTGCTCTCGGCCTTGTAGCGTTCCGCCATCACCCGGTACTGGCTGACATATCCGTCCAGTTTCTGGCGGCTGCTCCAATAGTCGCTCTCCTTGAGCAACTTATTGCAGGTGGTCATCGCGCCCCAATTGACCGAAGCGTCCGCTTCGGCGTTGGTCATCGCCACGATGAGCGTGCGCAACTTTGTGGGGTCGGCACCGTTGCGCGCCTCGTTGTTGTAGGCGTCACGCGCTCGCTGCGCAATGGCTTCGGTCTCGTCGGTGCGCCGGGCGTAGAAGTCGGCGTAACGCTCCAGGGTCGGGCGGTCGGCGAAGGGGATAGCCTCGTAGGCGTACAGCCGCGCCTTGCACAGGTGCGACTTTTCGTGGATGACCACCTCGATGCCGCGCCCTAGGGCCACGCCGATCATAAAGGCGCCGCCGGGGTATTGGTAAGCGTACTCGGTCGAAGAGAGCATTTCCACGCCGTAGAGTTCGATGCGCTCGACTCGCTCGTAAATCGCCAGCGCCAGCATGAAGCTGACCGAGGAGGTGTAGAACTTGATCGGGTCGCCAGTATTGGTACAAAAATTAGGGAATAAGTCCTGCTGGATTTCTTCTAAGGGGTAGCGCACCGAGGCGGGCACTTCCGGGTGCGCGTCCAGCATGTAGATCGGGAAGCCGTGCGGCTGCTTCAACCACTCCCAATATTCAGTTGCTGAACTTAGCTCCTTGCGCCGTATCCAGTCCTCGTGGTGGATCTCAAACAGCCGGTCAATGCGCGGCAAGGCGTCGCCCAGCACCTTGTAAGCGTGGTTCATCGTCCAAATCTCATCTGCTCTGGACTGCGCCACAAAAGGCATGGTCGCGCTGGCAAAACCTACAATGGCTACACTTTTCGGCATGGTAAGGTTTTGGGGCGGGGATTGCTCCCCGCCCCGTTGGGTCTAGATGAACGACTTGGCGCGCGAGTATTCTTGCTGGGCCTGGGTGATGTACACCAGGACGTTGGAGAAGTCGGGCGACGTGCCCCCGACCACCAGCTCGATCTCGACGGTGCGCTTGTTGGTGGAAAACGGGATGTGATACCAGCCCGTCGCCTGCTCCAGGTCAGTCCGGCCGGCGATCTCGCTGTCGGTCGTCGCGACCGTGGAAGCGGTCGAAGCGCGAATCTTCACATCCAGGGTCGCGTCGGTGGCGGTGTCCACCACCGGCACGTACACCTCGTAGGCCAAACCTTCCAGGGGGGTCTGGAAGATTTCGGTCTCATAGATCACGGTCGCCGTAAGTTCGGCGTCGGAGGTGTAACGCAGTTGCAGGTTTGCATCTTTTGTGCCAGACATAGTAACACCTCCTAAGTCCAGGAACTCGGCGCAGCCAGGTTGCGGCCGCGCACGATGCCATGCGAGCCGAGAGACGAGAACCCGCACCACCAATCAATACGCGTTTGCTTGGCGGGCGCGGTTTCCATCTCGCCGCCGTTGTTGGGGTCGTAGACTTCCATCTCGGAGAGCTGGATGCCCGTGATCCCCTCTTGGTCGTCCGTGCTGACGGCGTAGATGCTCGTGCTATCCGCGCCGGCGTCACCGGCCACCTCGGTATTGGTGATGATCTCGGTGCTCTGGTCTTTCTTGAACCCGGTGTCAATGATCGGGGCGCCCTTGTAGGCCGCGAACTCGCGCCCCAGGGTATCCTTCGTCACCGACAACATACCCCCACCGCCCTGCTGGATGTAGCGACTGACGCGGCCCAGGCCGAGATAAACATCCTCGTTGCTGAACCATGCCTTTACGTCGCCTCCGTTGCAGTACTTGTACATTTCGTCCAGGCGCTGGAAGAAAGTCAGGCCGTTGGCGGCCGAAGCGGTGGGGTCAAGCGGGGCCGAAGAACTCCCCGCGAAGTAAACTGATTGGCGCGTTGGCATTGCGGCCACGCGGTATTTCAGCCCGGAGAACCCCAGCGGGTCAACGCCAGGGTCGCCGTTGATAAAATAGTCGTTGAAAGTGAACGACATAGACTTGATCTTCTGATCTGTAAAAGCCCGCTCCGGGTCTTTGACGTAGTTTTTGACCTTGCTAAATACCCGGTCGAACTTTATTTCCCCGCCGAACCCGAACAGGCTTTCGTACACCTGCTCGAACTCGCCTTCGCTCGCGGTGTACGTTCCGTTGATGCCACGGAACGCCACGGCCGGCAGGGTCTGCCAGCGGATAGCGATGATCTTCAAGGAGTCCACGTTCTCGAACGGCAGCCACTCCATCAAGGGCGAGTGGCGGATGATGTTCAGAATAACGTAGAGCTTGATGCGGGGGATCTCAAGTTTTGCCGTCTGGGCTAACGTGAGAGCCATAGAAATCTCCTTAGAGCATTTCTGCCCTGTAGTTTATTTTCTCTTCGCCTCTGCCCAAATCTGATCCAGGTTGGTGGTGAACTGCCCTTGCGGGGCAGCTCCCATGCCGGGCGCAGCGGGCATACGGGCGGTTGGCGTGGAGGCAACGCGCGCTTTCTTCGCATCCAGGGCCTGGCGGTAGCCATACAGGAAGTCCATGGGGTCGTCGGCCTCCTGAACGGGCTTGACGAACTGAGCGAACTCAGGGTCATTCTCGTCCAGGCGGACGCCGAGCTTCTGTTCCATCCGGTCGGCCTGCGTCTCTGCCCAGGCTACGATCTGCGCGTTCTGGTCTGGTTGTCCCTGTGGTTGAGCTGGCGTCGCCGGCGTAGCCTGGCCGGGCTGCGGTGCGGGTGGATTACCGGGCTGGGTGAAAGCCTCCAGGATTAGGCCCTGGGTGATCTGCTGCTTTTGCGCTTCAGTCACCTGGATGCCTCCCTTGTTCAGCGTTTCCACCGTCTGGTTCAGCCGTTCGGCAATCCAATTCTTCTGCCGGTCAACCTGGCTCTGCACGCCCTGATAGTTCTTGCTGATCTCGCCTTTCAGGTCGTTCAAAGCCTGTTGGAACTGCTCTGCCGTAACATACGCGGGCTGCGGGCTTGCTTCCGGGGCAGGCCCCTGGCCGGGGGTCTGCGGAAGTGCGCCGCCCTGCGGTTGGTTATCGGGTTGCATAGACATGGTTTGTGCCTCCGTGTTCAAATATAACACAATTTGTCGCTATGGCGCAAGTGCGCCGTAGACGATTTGTTCTAGGAATGTGTCGAAGTCTCCGCCGGGCCGTCCGGCGTTCTCCCACACCCAGCGCATATCCGCACGCGCCCCGGCGCTCAGGCTCTGCCCGGCGTAGACCCAGCCGATCAACCCGCTCATGGTGGCCGGGCTGAACTCCTGGAAGAACGAGTAATCCACCTGCTGGGCCTGGCCCTGGCTCGCGCCGGCCTGCATCGAAGTGGTGAACTGCTCTACCTCCGGGTGCTCGGCTTTGTAGCCGCGGTTCCAGTCCCAATACTGCGCCAGTTCGGGGAACCGGTTCAGGAAGTCGCGCCGCGCCGCGCCCTCCGGCATACTAAAATAAGTGCTCTGCAAGGCGTACCAGTTGGGGAACTGCTCGTTGCGCAGCTCCCGGTAGGCGTTGACCGTCTCAACCACCTGCTGCGGCGCGAACTGGATTTCCGGCAATATGTCCGGGTCGAGCGTAAATTCGGGCACGGTTGCGCGGGCCTCGGGCACAGTTCCGCCCAGGGCGCGCGTCCAGGCGGCCAGGGTTTCCAGGTCGAGCGTGTCGTAACTACGCGTGTCGTCGTCCAGGAAGTCGGTGGTGAACTGCTCGCCCAGCGCGGCGCGCACCTGCTGCTTCTCAGCGCTGCCCAGGCTCGCATACCTATCCCATAGCTCCGAGATCATGAACTGGCGCAAACGCCCTTCCGGCGTGTCGTAGAGCGCCAGGCGCGCCTCGTACTCCGGGTGCGCTTCCAAGAAGGCGTTGAGCGCGTCCTGGTCGCCCCGGTTATAGGCTTCGCGCGCCACCTTCCATTGCTCGGCAAGCCCGCGCTGCTCCATCTCGCCGGCTGGCAATAACCCCGCCGGCATCCAACCGAAGAGCGTGCTGGTCGCCAGCCCCACCGGGTCGTTCCAGGCTGCGCCGTGCAGCAGCCCGTAAGCGGGCAGGGCGCCCGGCGTGCGCAGGGCGGTTTCCAGTTGCACGCGCCGGCGCGCTTCGTCATAGGCCGGGCCGGCGCGTTCCATCATCGCCACAAGCACTTCTCTGGTCGAGAAAGTCCCATCCGCGGCCATGTTCGCCAGCATCCGGTCAACGTAATAATCGCCCCACGCGCCGAACTCCGATAGCCCCGCCGCCTTGCGGATAGCGCCCTCCGGCGCGGCCAGGATGCCGCCCAGCAGGTTGCCGAGCGCCTGGATCGGGGTGTTCTGGGTGAGCGCCTGGATGGTCTGCCCCGTGCGGGTGATGGGCAAGAGCGGCATATCGCTCTCCCCGGTCAGCGTCTTGCCGGTCAGGGCAAAGTAGGGCAGGGTGATCCACAGGGCCGGCGCCATCACCAGGTTGAGGAAGTCCATCGGGTTCGATTGACCTTCCTCGATCTGCTGCTGCGCCTGCGCCAACGCCCGTTGCCAGAGCGGCCCGCTGCGGTTGCGAGCCGCCGCCAAAGCCTCCATCTGGCTGACCTGCCCGGCTGAGGCCATCTGCGCCAGGATGGCCTGGGCGCGCTGCTCGTCCTCGCTCTTGTCCGCCATAATGCGGTCAATCGGCGAGGTCATTTCCTCGAAGGGAAAGAGCTTGCGCATCGGGTCTACCCATACCTGGTTGCCCGTCCAGGCCGGCAAGAACGGCACAGGGATCGCCATCTTCCCGGCCAGGCGCGAGGGTATCCCGGAGCGCGGGCGCGAGGCGAAGAAGTTGCGCAGCCGCGCCCAATTCGCAAACCAGGCCGGGCGGTCAATCATGCGCAGCGCCCAATTCCAGGCCGTGCGGGTAAACCAGAACTGGTATGGGAACACCATGTTGAGATACTGGTCGAAGCCGCGTCGCTCGGAGTAGTTGAGCAGCGCTTCGTCGCCCAGTTTCTCGCCCCAGGCCAGGGCGGCGCGCTTGGCGCTTGCCATGCTGCCGTCCACCTTGCCGAGCCAGCCGTTGAGCTGCCCCATCAGTTCGGGCGGCACATTCGGGATAGGCGGCGCGTCGCCAGAAGCCAACATGCGCTCTTGCAGCATGTCCAGCATGGGCCTGGTGTAGGTTTCCCAGCCCTCGCTCAAGATCATCCCGTCATAGCGCGGCGCGGCGATGTTCTCGGCCAGCCCCGGCAGGTAGGGGCCAATCGCCGGGGTAGCGGCGGGCGCGCCTTCTTCGGGCGGCTTGGGGCCAAAATCTTCCAGCGGGTCGGCTTTGTGCGCGGCGGCGTATTCGTTCACTCCCGCCTGCATCTCGGCGGCCAGCGCCGCCGGGTCTACTTGCGGGAGCGGTTCAACAGGCCGAGCAGCTTCTGGTACGCCTTCGACCCCGGCACCACCAGCGCCAGCAACTTCGACCCCTTGGGGAATTTCCCCAACGGCCCCGGCGATGGCCGAGGCTTCGGCGTCGTCAATATGGGTGACGTGGATTTCGCCATTTGGATCCTCCACGACGGCCAGGCCGTCAGCAATCGTTTCTGGGTCAATCGTTTCCATTTCCGCCATCTCGCCGCGGTACTCGTCCACGATCTGCAATACTTCGCCCTTGAGTTCGCCCGGAATGAGCGAAGCGCGGGCGTATGCGCTCATCAGGTCGCCCACCTGCTGGTCGGTGATGCCCAACGTCTGGGCCAGCTCGTCCGTCAGCCGCCCCTCGTCAATGTGCCCGGCGATCAGCGCCCCGGCTTCATCCATCTTCCCCTCGGCGATCAGCTCAAGCGCCTGGGTAAAGTCGGCCCGCACAAAGATTTCGCCCGGCGACACACCCTGCTCGTTCATCAGGCGGCTCATAAAAGCCCTGTCGTCCAGCGCAGCGCGAATGCGGGTGACGATCTCATACACCTGGTTATTGGGCTTCACCGGCTCGTTGCCTTCGATGATGTCGCCCAACGCCGCCAGCACCGCGTCCCTGCCGCCCATGCCTTTGTAGGTTGGCTTGCCGGGGAAGTATTCGCTCCACCAATCCGGGTACACGCCCTGGCGGATGGTCTGCCCGGTCGTTGGGTCGGTGATCAGAACATAGTTGCGCCCGCTGGCTGCGACCGGAATATTCTCCACCGCGTTCGACAAGAATGGCGCGGCGCCCTCGTAGTGCATCCGCTGCGAGGTGGGTAATTCGCTCATTGGCCGGCGGGCGGCTTCGCCTGCGGCTTTGGCCGCGGCGGCGATCTCGGCGGCGCGGGTGTGCTCGGCGGCGCGTTTCTCGAAGGCGCGCCGGGCAATCTGCTGCCAGTCCGGGTTGCGGGCGATGAAGTCGCCCAGGCTGCGCCCGACCGAGAACGCCCCTTCGCCGTAGCGCAGGATGGCGGCTTGCAGGTGGGCGTCGTCCGGGTTCTCAATCTTGAACTCTTCCGCCATCCGGCGCAGCTCGCCCACCACTGGCGCGTCAGCGGCCCGGCTTTGCTCAGCGGCCCGGCGCATATCGCGTGCGGCGCGCGCCGCGGCGAACTTTTCGCTTTCAAGGTCAATGCTGCCCAGCAGGTCGGCCTTGAGTTTTTCCAGCACTACCGGGTCAATCCTGATCTCCGGGAACTGCGCTGCGGCGGCCTCGACCCGCATCTGCGCGGCGGGCGCGGTGGGCGGCGGTTGGGCGCTGGTCGCCGCTTGTTCGTCGCGCACTTGACGCAGGGCATCAACCACATTATTGGGCGTCATATCTGCTGTAATGTTGATACCGTACTGCGCAGCCGTCCGGCGCAGGTTGTTGGTCATAAATGCAGGAACGCCGCCCTGGTCAACTGCGTTCAATAGATCATCCAGGGGGTGCGGCGGGCGTGTTCCACCCGTTGGCGGCGGGCCTTCCGGCGGGCGCGGCGGCGCTCCGGCGGGGTCCGGGCCTTCCATCCCGCCGGTTGCGGTATTGTACAGGTTGTGCATCCCCTCCACCTCCGCGTTGAAGAAGTCGCGGATATGGGGCTTGTACACGTTGTCCAGGAAGGTTTGCCAGGCGGCGCGGCGCTCGTTGAATGACATCCCCTCCACCGAGGCGCGAAACTGGTCAATCAGCCGCCCGCGCTCGGTGTCCAGGAGCGACATTCTCCCGCGCCAGGCTTCGGCCTGCGCCGCGGCCGCGTCGCCAAACTGGCTGCGCACATGCTCCACGAACAACCCGCCGGTCTGCCCGTTGTGCAGGTTGACCTGCCCGCGCACGTTATCATACGCCGCGTCCACCTTGCGGCGCAGCGCGTCCCAGGCGGCGTTGCGGGCGTCTTGGGAGGAAAACTTGGTATCCTGGAACTCGCTGAACAATTGTTCCTTCAGGGTGTAGAAGTCCCCCCACAGCTTATGGTTGGCTTCGATCAGCCCCAGGTACTGCTTCGCCACCGGGTCGGCGAACTTCATGCCGTCCAGTATCCCCAAGATGCTGGCCTTCTCGAAGGCGCGGTAGCGCGCCCAACTCTGCGCCGTCTCGATGCCCTGCTGGCGGTAGAAGGCGTCCGGCCTTACCCCATAACGGCGCATCTCGCCCGCTTTGGCGTACACTTCGTCCCACGAACGGAAGTGCTGCATCCAGAACTCATCCATGCGCGCCGCCAGGTCGCTCATGATGCGCAGCGCCTCGGCGGCCCCGGCGGTATGCACCTGGCTGCCCACCTGCTCGGCCCTGGTGCGCAGGTCGCGCGCCACCATCTCGTCCACGTGGCGCTGGAAGCGGCGGTTGACGTTTCCGAACGCCTGGCGCACTTCGCCCGGCGTGGTCGCTTTGGCGAGCTGCGCATCCAGGTCGTCCATCACGGGTCGCAGCGTGTCGCGGACGATCACCGGGTCAATCCCCAATTGCCGCGCCACGTCCGGCAGGTGCTGGCTGACCTGGTAACGCGTGGTCTGGGTCGTGATGTTCGCCAGCTTCTCGCGCAGCTCGCGCGGGTTCATGCTGCCCTCGACCATTGCATACAGCGCGTCCGGCAAGCGCGGGTCAATGTTGCGCAAGGCTGCTTCCAGCCCTTGCGGCATGGCGTCAAAACCGCGCCCCCGGCTCCAGATGCCATCCCAGCCTTGCCTCATGCCGTGGTAGACGGCCTGGGCGCGTTCGGCGCGCTCGATGTGCTGCGAAGCCGCCCCAAAAGGCGCCCACTTGTTCGCGCCGTCCAACACGCGGTTCAGGTTGCTCAAAAACCCCGGCTGGTTGGTCGCGGCGCGGATGACGTTCTCGGCGCCGCCCTTGCTCACGCCCAGCCCGATGTCCGCAATGCCCGCCCCGGCGCGCATCCGGTACGGCTCCACGCCCAGGCGATCCAGAAAGCGGCTGATGGTCTTGGCGTCGGCAAACCCGCCCACGCCCGCCACGGCCCGGCTGACCAGGTTATTGACCGTATTATTGATCAGATAGCCGGGGTTCCAACCCAGCAGAATGCCGGTCTGCGCCTTCTTGAGCGTATCGAACAGGCGCAGCGTCGCCGGCGACGGCTTGACGCCGAAGGCTTTGGTCGCCCACTGTGCGGCGTTGGTGGTCATCGCGCCCCATAATTTCGCCTGGAACTCGTCCGGGTGCAAGGGAATGGCGTTATCGCCCAGGAAGGTCGCCGCAATATCCGTGAGCGATTTGGGCGTCAAGGCGCCCGAGGCGATGTCGTCCAGGATGGCCCGCGCCGAGGGCGTGCCCAGGGCCTCTAGGGCAGTCTGCAACTGGCGCATCACGCCCGGCGCGTCGGTCAGGTTTTCTAGCCGGGTCAGGAAGTCGCCCGGCGTCTCGCCCAATACCTGCGCCAGGTTGTTGACGATGGCGCGCCCGGCGTCGCCAGCGTGCCACTGCTCCAGCATCATCTCGGCCTGGTGGGTGAAGGTGGCGTACGCGCGCTGCCCCGAATACATCTCCGGGCTGCCGAACATCTCGCCCATCTTGGCGGCCTCGGTGGGGGTCATCCCGGCCACCCGGCGCACGAAGTCCACCATGCCGTCTGGGTCGCCGCGGTGCATATCGAAGCTAATCGCGCCCGCGTCCGCCATCGAGGTGACAAACTCGCGCGCCCGCGCTTCGGGCGTCATGGCGAAGATATGGGCAAAGGCGCGCCCAATCGGGCTGGCTGGGGTCGCGTCCGTCCAGGCGCGCACGCGGCCCGTCTCGTCCAACCCGGCCGCTAGGCGCTGGAAGGCGGTCAACTGGTCAGCCGGGCCGGCCAGCCCGGCGCGGATCGAAGCCACGTAGCGCCGGAAGCCCGCCACCGGCCCCTTGCCTGTCTCGGCGGCGGTGCGAAAGGCCAGCTCCATCGCCGTATCGCCCACGTAGCGCCCAATCAGCGAGACGCCCTTCGAGCTGGCGGTTGGCGCCACGTTGAGCGGGTCGAGCACGATATTGCCCATGAGGTCCCAAAATCCGCCCGTCAACCCAAAGCGGGTCATCGTGTCGAAGGATACGTACTCCGGGTCCTCGCCATTCGCCAGGCGCCGGCGCGCTTCGACCAGCGCCGCCACGCCCACCGCGTTCATCTGCACCGGGTCTTTCGACCCCGGCAGCCACACCTCGCCCATGCGCGCCAGGCGCAAATCCAAGTCCTCGCCCAGAACTTTGGTGCGCACCAGCCATTCGGTGAACTGCAACAGGTTGCCAGGGTCAGGGTTGCGCAGCGCCTCATCCAGGCCCAACAGCCTACCGATCCACTGCGGCGGGGAATATTGCAACGCCTGCTGGATCACGCCGCTTTCGTAGGTGGATTGCGCAGCCAGGCCGGCTTGCCCGAAGAAGTTGGTGCGCCCGGTTTTCCAGTCAATCGCCGGCGCCCCCGAGGGCGTGGACATCGCCCGCCAAACTTCCTCGACATCCCCGTACACTGCCGGGTCGTAGGCCGCGGCGGCGAATTGCAGGCCCACGCCTAAGCCCTCTTCCAGGAAGGAAGCGGGCACATTGAACAAAGAGAGCACCTGCTGCGCCGTCCAGCCGATAGTAGCCTGGGCGCCGGGCAGCACGCCGCGGCGGTAGGCGTCGAACACGCCCCAGCCGCTTTCCGGCGCCCAAGCCGACAACCCGCCCAGGCCTCCGCCGATCAGCGCCCCGCCAAAAGCTCCTACCGGGCCGCCGGTGATCAGACCCAGCGCGCCCATGTTGATCGCCCCGGCCGCGGCCGGCTGCTCTTGCAGTCCCTCGATAAATTGCATCCACGCCGGGCGGTTGGGGTCGGGGGCCACCGTGGGGCTATTGATGATCTGGTCGTAATACTGCTGGTTCTGGATGGCGTACTGGTAGGCCGGCGGCAAACCACGCGCATCGCGCTCGGCGGGCGGCTTCTGCTGCTCTTCGTAGTAGCGCAGCGCCTGGTAATCGGCGGCGGGCAGCAAGCGATCCGGCCCCGGCATGGTAATGCCCTGTAAGAAGCCGCGCGCCGGGTCATCCGGCGTGAGATATTTCCACTCGATCCAGGGCCTCGGCTGGCCGTGCTCGTCGCGGTTGGCGAACTCCAGGTACTTGTAAGCCGCCTCGATCTCTTCGCGGTTCACCCCTTCCGGCAGGGGCGCGCCCGGCGGCAGCGACTGGATGCGCCAGTACTCACGCGCCACGTTGTACGGGTTCTCCCAATAGGTGGGGTCGTAGGGCGGTTTGTACACGCCTGTGCGCGCCGAGCCGGTCGGCTTGCTCCAGCCGCCGGAGAAGGGCAGCATCTCGCCCGACATCGGATCAACCGTCCAGTTGCTCTTGAGCAGTTCCCCCCACGGCCCGATCTTGCCCGCCAACTGGTAGTCGCCATACATTCCCACCTGGCCGGGCGATACGCCCGCAGGTAAGCCTTTTTGCTTCGGGCCGGGTTGCAATTGCCACGGCTTGCCCGGCCCGGCCGGGTAGCCTGGCGCGGGCGAAAAGTAAGTCTGGTCTGGCGGCGGCGCGCCAGGGCCGCCCGCGGTCTGCGCGGGCGGGGGCGGTGGGGCTGGCTGGGCCAGCCCGCTGTATTCGCCAGTGCCTGGCTTTTCCCTACGCTTGTAGATCGGCATTACTTCTTTCTTCGGTAACGCACTTTCAATGGGCGCGGCTTCGAGCCGTACTTATTCGTCCAGCGGCGGGCGATCCGCGGGTGCTTCCACCACAGGAAACGGCGTTGTTTGTCACTGCGAAAAGGTGACATTGATCACACTCCACGCCAGCTCACCAATTCCTGATACCAGCGGGGCAACTGCACCCCGGCCTGCATCCCGCGCCCGGCCTGCACGTTGGGGGCGTAGCGCGGCGCGCTGTATCCGGCCGGGCGAGTCTGCTGGCCGTAGTAAGGCCGCACGCCGGGCGCCCGTCCGCCCGCCACGTTGGTCTGGGTGTACCCGCCCCCGCCCCCGCCCCCGCCGTATCCCGGATAACCACCCCCGCCGCCATAATAAGGTGGCTCAACTACCCCGGTTGGATAGCCCGGTTCCACGGTCTGCTCCGGCGGGATGGTCACAACACCGGGAGGCTGCGGGCCGGGCGGGGTGGTGAGTTTTTTCAGGTGGGGGCGCGTGACGCCGCGCGGGGCGGCTTTCCCGCCCACGATTGCGCTGCCGCCCGGAATTTCCTGGATCACAGCCCGCCGCGGTTGTCCAACCTGCCAGCCCTGCCCGGCCTGGTAAGGCTGCGATGAGCCGTAAATAGGCTGGTAGGGATAGGTGGATGGGTCATACGGGTTGAACGCCACCCCGCTCGCCAGGTCGAGCGGAGCCACGACCAGTTGCGGGATCATCGTGCCGCGGTGGCGCAGCGCCAAATCTTCGGGCGTCTCGTACATCGCCCGGTTCTGCCCGTAATAGTTCTGGGTGTAGCGCGACTCGCTCTCCGGGTTTGGCGGCTGGGCGGGCTGGGTCGCAGGCTGCCCGGCGCCGTGGTAGGCTTGCCAATACTCTGCGCTGCCATAGGTCTGGCCGCGGGCGGCGTACTGGCGGTTAGCTTCGGCTTGCTGCTGCTGCCAATACTCTGCGCTGCCATAAGTTGGGTTATAGGCCGCGGCCGGGTTGGCGGCGGGCTGCTGTGGGCCGAGCCACCCGGCGCGGCGCAATGCGCCGGCCACTACGGTGGAGCGCACGCCGCCTCGCCCCGATCCTTGCGGGCCGCTGGGCGGGGTGGGCGGGGTGGTGGTTGCGCCAGCCGGGCGGTAGCGTTTAATTGCCATTCGTGCCTCCTTTGCGCCAGCGAGGCGCAGCGGTTGGGGCCGGCGGATTGGGTTGGCCGGTGAGGGATTTGAACATGCCGACCACGCGCTCCAGGGCCTCCGGGTTGACGCCCGCCACTTTCTGCGGGTTGCGTTTCAGTTCAGCCAACGTCATACCCAGCAGCGCCACGCCCAGCGGGGCCATGAACTGGCCTTTGAACGCTTTCTCCCAGCGGGCGTAAGCGGTTGCGCCCAGAAGATAGGCGCTCTCGGCGTCGCGAATGGTGAGCGGCATGTCAGGCCATCTCCTGGGGCGGAGGCCCCATCGGCGGGGCGGGCATCATGGGCGGCTGGCCGCCGCCCATCGGGCTGTTCGGGCCGGGCGGGGCCATCGGGCTGCCCTGGTCTGCGCCCGGAACAGGCGCAATCGGCGCGCCCTGGCCGGGCATACCGGGCATCCCCGAAGCCTGGCCGGGCATCAAGGCGACTTGTTTCAGTTGGGCGATCTGCGCCATCTGCTCGAACATATACTTTTGGAAGGCGGCGTTGGCGGCCTGCTCCGTCCAGATGCGGTTGCGCATCTCTTCGGGCTGGCCCTCTCCCAGCACGTTCTCGCGCACCCAATCCATTGGCGCAATCGGGTTCTCGCCGCCGGCCAGCATGGTGGCGATGTTGGCGTTCTGGAGCTTGTCCTGCGGCATCGAGATTTCAAGCTGCGCGTTGATGGTCAATCGGTCGGGAATATCTTCCGGCGCAAGCGTCACATCGTCCTGGTCGTAATACGCCTTGCCTGTGACGCCGTGCTTCTTCATGCAGGCCAGGGCGATCTCGCACGCCTCGCCAATGCCCCACGAAGTCTTGCGCTGGGTGGGCGCGAGCGGCAATCTCCCGGCCTGGGAGAGCAGCGCCAGGGCCGAATACGGGCTGGACGCGCCGATGCTCTCGCCCAAGACCTGCGAGCGAATGGTGCTCTCCTCTTCCAGCGCGTTCAGGATTTGCCAGGTGGTGAGGAGCGAGGGGTCAATCACCTGCTTGCCGAGCTGGGCAAAGTCCTCGCCCGGCCCCAGCTTGATCCAGCCGCCCGGCTGGTCAAAGTCCACGTTCGGCTCGGCGTCCGGGTTGGGCGAGGAAAACTTGAACATCGGGTTTGCCCCCAGTCCGAAGGTCAGGCTGAACATGGCCGACAGCACCAGGTTCTGGCGCTTCCAGATGTCGCTCTCGTGCACGCTGTACAGGAACGGCTCGCGCTGGTCGCAGACGTTCTCGAAGAGCATACTGCCCTCGGTCACTTGCGCCACAATCGGGATGTAGGGTAGGCCGTGGGCTACTTCCAGGATCGGGGCCTCGACCCCTTCCAGCCAGACCACATGCACGTCGAGGTCCCAACCTTCGCATAGCACGCAGGCCGTGGCGTTGTCCGAAACGCGGTTCATCTTGGCCGTCAGTTTCCCTAGGGCGCCGTCCGCCTCGCCGCCCCACACCTCGCGCACCTTGCCGTAGGTCGTCGCCACCCGGCTGATGAAGGCGTCCAGGCCGAGCTTCGAGCGCACGGCGTAGCCTTGCTTTGGGTTGGTCACGTCAAATAAGTAGGGCGTCTTTTCGACAAGATCCTCCGCCCGGCGGATGCGGCCTGGGGAAGATTTACCCTTCTGCAGGGCGGCGAGAATGTCCCTGGTCGCGGTGACGGCGATGTGGATTTCAGAGTAGAGCAAAGCGCTTCGGATCAGGTCGTAATGCACCGGGTCGCCGCGCACACGCCCCGAACGGTTCCACATCGCCTTGCAGAAGCGCTCGATCTTCGAGGCCTGTTCCTTTGCGGCGGTGTTGTTCACGTCGCCCGGTACGTCGAAGAGCGGGTCGGTGGCGATCATCAGGCGCATCGCGCCCAAGAGCTTATTGCGCGGTGTGGGGCTTTTGGTGATCTTCGCCACCTTCTGCTGCTTGCGCACCTTGCCCTCCTCGTCCCAGCGCATGAAGAAGATGTCCTCCATCGCCGTGTAGAGGCTGTTGCGCCGGGCGTTCTCCGACTTGAGCTGGGTACTGAGTTCCTGGAACTCTTTCAGGGTGTAGGCCATTGGCTTTAGATCGGGTCTGGCGAGGGGCTGTTCGGGATGGCGTTGTAGTAGACCAGGAAGCCAGCCACATACACGCCGTTGTTGACCGTATCCAGGATATCCGTCCCATCACGCAGGTACTCCAGCGTCAGGTAATCCGAGACTTCCACCGTCAACCCGCTGCTCACTTTTGGCTTCTCGGCGATCTCGCTAGCCGTCACGGCTTCGGCGGCGTAGTCCGGCACAACGGACGTGTTGGTAAAATCTTCGCCCGCCTTGCCAAAGTAGCAGCGAATCTTGTGGTACAAGTCGCCCGTCCCAGCCGAACGAAGAACTGCCTTCACCACCAGGTCGGACGAATAGCTTGAAGAAATCCGTACCTTGCCGATGGCTGAGCAAACCTTGTTGTCTGGGAACAAAAACCCAAACTTGGCGTTTGGGTCGGTGGCCGGGTTGCCGCGCGCAATAGCGGTCGCGTCTGTGATGTTGTAAGCGTATTCAACGGGCACGAACTCGACCGCCTGAAAGTTCGCCATATCCTGCTCTTCCAGCAACATTTCAACCACGCTGCCGGCTGCGTAGGCGTTGGTCAGCGCCACAGTCACGGTCACGGTGCGCCCCACTACGGACGCGACGGTGCGAGTTTCGGTCGTCGCACCATCGCGCGAGCGGATGCGGATCATGCGCGCCGTCCAGTCTAATATCGGCGCGCGCACTACAATGCTGGTGGCGCCGGCTTTGGCCGAGCGATCCAGGCGGGTCGCCAGGCTGAACTCTTCGATTTGTGGAATAGGCCACGACATGATCTTCCTATATGCCTTTCTGATCCAACCACGGATTGCGTTGGTGTTCACGGGGTTTCTTTGCTCCAAATATTCTGGTATTGGTCAAGCCATATTTTAGCATATCAAAAGCGTGATCCTCCTGTTTCGGCCCCACATCTTCCGGCATGGCCGGGTTCTTCGCCAGCTTCGGCAGAGTGCGGATGGTGTTGGGGCAGGTGCTGAACACTTGCAGCCCCGGCTTGCCATCCGGCAACGGGGTAAGGATACCGTTCACCTTGCGCACGCCGCTCAGCCGGTCGTTGTCGGCCCGGATCAACGGCACGCCGTACTTGCGGTACTCGTCGGCGGTCGTGTAGAACAACCCATCCTTGTTGCGGCTGATCCACATGGACGGGTCGGCGAACGTGAAGGCGATCACCTCATTGGGCGGGGTATAGGTCAGGATCATCTCGGCCTGCTGCTTGTCGGTCAGCCCGGCTACATACAATTCACGATACAACCAAACCCGCCCGTTGTCAATATTCAACGTGAACCAGCCGCAGCAGAACGGCTTATCGTAGCCCCAGTCCACCGCCCTCCACCTCGGATAGTACGCCGGGAAGTCCCTCGGTTCGCACACGTGGCGCTCGTTGCTCCATTGCGTGAACATCTGGCCCGTGAACACGTCCCACAACCCCCAGCGCAAAGCCGCCGCCGTTTCGGGGTTACTGCTCATCAGCCTCTTCTCGTACTCCGGGTCACGCGTCACCAGCGCCTGGTTATCCTCCAGGAACGCCGGCACGAAGAATACCTCGACGTACTTATCGTTCGGGTTCAGCACGTGCAGCACCCCGTCGTAGCGCTCCTGGGTGATCTTCTCGGTCATCTTCTCTAGGTCGAAGAGCTTCATGTACCAGCCGTGACCGATGTTGCCGGGATTGCTCGATAGCACGGCGAACGGCTTGATGATGCGGCTACGAGAACTCTTGCGGTTCCTGGTCAGCAGGTAATCGATCATCTCCCAGGTGAAATGGGTCGCTTCGTCCACAATGATGATGTCGAAGGATTTGGATTGGTACTTGTAGACATCGTTCTCGTTCTCGCAGTGCAGGAACTGGAACATCGCCCCGGTCTTGGGAAAGTACCATACCCGCCCGTTATCCTTCTTCTCGGCGATGCCCCAAAATACCTCGTGCGCATCCTGCATCACACCCCCCGCCCCTTCCATCTCCGCATACGTCCGGCGGAAGTAAACGATCTGCGCGCCGGGAAAGGCGTGCGCGGCGACCGCCACCAACCCCAGCTCCCCATACGTCTTTCCCCCACCCGCCGCCCCCCCGATCCCGATGATCGGCGCCCTCGGCTCCACCGCCGGCCCTGTCCCTTTGTAGTAGCTCAATAGCCCGGCAGCCTCCAATAACCGCTCTTGCTTCGGCTGCGGCTTGTACTGGATGTCGTCCTTCGCTTCCCCTGCTTCCGCCGGCATCAAATCTTCCAGGAAGTTATCCACCGCCTCGATATCCAGGAAGTCTTCGCCAAATACCCGCAGGGTCATTCGTCTATCTCCAGCACGTCACTGCCCTGCTTGTACAACCCGTGAAGTTTGTCTTGCATGAACTTCACCATCGGCTTCCTCTGCTCCGGCTCAACAAACCGCTCGATGGCTTCCTTGAACGCGGCTGAGATGAACAAGAGTTCGGCTTTTGCGAATGCGGTCTGGTTCTTCGAGGCAATGACCTTGATGACCGTGTTCACAATGTCGTTCGAGAGGTCGCGGACGAGTTGCACTTTTTCGGGCGTGATGACTACGGACTGAGAGGGCGGGATAGCCGCTGTGATGATCTCTGACCCATGTTTGTCTGCTACCCCACCCCTATCCCCCTTCTGTGCCCGCTGGGAGTTTTTGTCATTTAGAAGGTCGTCAAGCGCCAGCAGTAAGATCGTGCGCTGGGTCTCTAACTCCGCGGTCAGGTCGAGCGGGTCAACGCTGGCGGCGTCAAGTGATTGGCGTATCTGTGCGGTCAGGCGCTCGCGGTAGATGTAGGACTTGCGACCACCGCGCCAATTGGGGTTGGCTGGGCCAACCTGTGACACTCCACCGTGGAGCTTACAGCGTCCAGCGCCAGCGTGAGACGTACCCCAGCCGGCCGGGCGGGTGCAATACCGGTACTTGGCCGTCACCTGCCTGGTGGGGGCACCGCAGACAGCATACGTTTTTGGGTTGTCTGGGTGCCCAACCGGAAGGTAGTTATAGGTGTGCGGTGCGAGTACTTTTGGTTTCGTCATGCTTTCGATAATTACGCTTATCGCAAGCGTCTCATGTCGGGCCGCCAGCCTGTCACCTATCACGCCCAGTGACAGAAGGGCGGATATACTCTCTCTCGCGATTATACCCCGCTCTCCCAAAAGCGCAAGTCAAAATTCACCCCCTGAAATTCAACGCCTGAAATATAAGGCGCAAACTGCAATGGAAATGTTATGGAATAAGTTATTGACCTATGCTATCCTTAGGGCAGAACGTTACAACCCGATAGAGAGCGCACGACCTGGTGGTTAGCCCTCGCCCCAAACTGGCAAGCCCTTAGCAAAGGTTTCAAGCGGTCAAGGCAGTAACGCAGCAACCCAGCAGCCCCTAGCACTAGCACCAGAACTCACAGGCCGTGATGAAGCGCAATCGGTACACAAGACTCGAAACGGCACAGAGATAAGCCTGTGCTGTCACCAGGGATTTGGCCTGGTCTGAATGAGAGTATCCACCAAAAGGAGATGACGCAATGACCACTCTAACGATTGTCCGAGAATACCAGGGGTACATGCTCAATCCCGTTATCCAGGTTGACTATCGCAGGAGCTATCGAAGATAATGAACGCTGTGACCGTTTTTAATCTTGCCACCCAGGAACACCGCACCTATTGCGGCATCACCCCGACCCAGGCAGTTATCGCAGCCTACGCCCAGGAGCGCCACGACTGGAACACCTGGGACTATGCGACGTGTTACGGCAACCTGGTAGAGACCGGAGAACACACGGTACTGTGTGGCGACTGGTCAGCAATCAATCATTAGGCCATCAAGACCAACCGAGAAAACAAGGGAGAAAAGACCATGTACACCAGACTGAGTAATAAGGCACAGGAATTAGTGCTTGCCATTTGGCAAGAGCAACTGGCTACCGGTATCGGCGAGCCGGGAGAAACCGTAAACCCAGAGCAGATTGATGAGTGGGTATGCAACCGCACCTATCCGCCCAGCTTGCTTGAGCAGGCCGCAAATGGCGACGTTGCAGCCATTGCGCACATCAGAGACGAGGCCGGTTTGCAAATCCTGATCTAACCCCCACCGCCAGCCGCATGGCTGGCGCCTGCCCGCTGCCCGAGGGCGCAGTAATGCGAACGGGTTACAACGGAGCGAGAGCCACGGCGCTCCCCGGCGGACAGGTGCCAACGATGCACCATAAACCAGCCCGTCAAGGCTGGACTAGAACACAAGGAGAATAAAATCATGAGCAGACACCAGAATATGACACTTTGTTGCTTGACCGGAAAGCAACACCAAAACACCTGTAACTATTGGTACGCGGTGCGCGATGATGTAATTTGGCCGCACACTGCATTTACCACCCGTGAAGCATTGATGCTCTGGCTGAATGAGCGCGGCCTGAAACTCACCGAGCCACTGCCGGAGGAGCGCGGAACCTGGCAGTATCAGAAAATCATTGGCACATACAGCCGGAATATGATAATAGATCGGGGCGAATTCGACGCACTGCAAGGCCCGACGACCACCGAACTAAGCAACGGCGATTACACCTCTGCCAAAATCACGGACGACCAGGACGGGAACAAGGTTATCAATTACCTGAACCCGAACGTGCGCGGACGTCTGGTATACAACTACGACGCAACCCGCAACGCACGCGACGCTGGCTATCCCTTCCCGTCCGAGTCCGGCCAGGGTATGATCGAGTTTGCCCTGATCCTTGCCCTGGTGGCGGTGGTGGGTATCGTGGTGCTGACCATCCTCGGGCCGCAAATCCAGGCTGCATACCATCAGGTCATGTGCGCTCTTCCGAACGTGCCCGCCGACATCATCTGCGCGGTGGCGAGCAACTAATCAACCAACCTTTCAAGCGCCCCGCCGGTGGCCTCGTAACCGGCAGGAGATTACAATGAGAGCGACCGAACGTGAACTTTACGCCGCTGTCGAGCGAGGAGAATTGACTCCTCGCGAAGCGCACGAAGCACTTATGGAGCTTGATTTAGAAAATGAATACCGCCGCCATGTCTCCCGCGAGGGCAACCGTCCATACAATGAAAACCCAGATGGGTGCTGGTACTGCGGGAGCGACGCACACCACAGTCAAGATTGTCGAGAACGGGACTAATCGGCACTCGAAACCGCGCAAGGGGCGCGGTCGCCGGGGATTTGGCCCGGCCTGACGAGAGTAGACATAAGGAGATAGAGACGATGTACACACTAACATATGCTGGGCCACACGGCAAAGGGTCAATGATCTTTGACAACCCCACCAGCGCAAACTATTGGACGAACAGCATGGCGCGCGCCGGCAATATCCGCTTCACCCTGCGCCGCCTATGCAAACGCCATGCGCAGATGATGTCATCCGAAAAGCACGGCAAGTGCTGCAAGATTTTGCAGGAAGGATAACCCCATGAACTACCGAGTATGCACGAGTGCAGACTGCGGAGCTGTCAGCAAAGCAGAGAATTGCATGGACTACAAGCACGGTGACGGGGCAATGCTTTGCCCTGTGTGTTACGATACTACAGAAGAATTTTATCCCCCAACCCTGACCATCTACCGCGCCGTGTACAATTCCCTCCGGGAGTGGCGCGCCGCCTATCACGACTGCTGCCAGCACTATGGCTACAAAGCCCGCGTGCATGGCGGCTGGAAATTCTTCGAGACCCAAACCGACTATGAGACCTGGAAGCGCCAGAGATAAGGACAACCCGACATGGGCAAGGCAGCGAGCGACCGAGGTACGCAAGTAATCATCAGGCACATTGACGGCGACTTTCTTCGGGAAGAAGCCGGGGCGCAGCGCATGTTCGACAAGTTGACGCGCGCCGGTGAGAAACTAGAAGCTCGCAACCAGGAACTAGAGACCGAGCTAGGCGCAGCGAAAGCAGAACTAGAGCGTGCCCGCGCCGCATACCACCGCCGCACGGCAGAGCGGGACGTGCTGAAAGAGGAATTGCAATCAGCGAAACAGAGCGCCGATTATTACCGCCAGTTTTGTGCAGATATGCTCCGCTGCCTAGAAGATGAGCGCAGGGGACACCAGAAACTCGCCGCGGTGATGAAGTTGGCTCTCACCCCAGAGCAATACCACCAATACCGCGCAGCGGCAGCGGACATCTACCCGGAACTATTTGAGAAAGGATAGCCCCATGAAACCGCAGCAACCCGCCATGTTTGAGACCGCCGACCCGCCCTTGTTCTCCGGCACGCCCCAGCCGGGGCACGCCGAGACGTTCGACCCCCGGCCGGAAGCCCGTCAAATCCCCCTGGAAATTGGAATGCGGGTAACGTTTGGCGCAACCCGCCAGCCCGCAACCGTCGCGGCCCTGTGGCCCGCTCAGGAAATTGCAAAGCTGCAAGTTGGGCAGCGCGCCGTGATGGTCAACGTCAACCAGGTACACGCAGCCGAGCGCCCCACCCCGCCAGCCAACGGCGTCGCCATCCTGGTGGCAAAAGACCTGCCCGACACCTACGAAACCAGCGTGGTCATCATGCGCGATGGGGTTGCTACCTACGCCATTCGCCACGTTGCCATCCTGACCCACGCCCGCGCGCTCGAAGTGGCGCGCGATGAGCAGCGCGACCACACCACGCAGGACGGGCAGACCCCGCCTATCCTGGACTACACAGGAGAGTGACGCTATGACCGCATTTGCCAGCAAGCCCATCCCGATAGACGAGAAACCGCGCATCTTCTTCAAGTTCAACGGCCCAGAACAAGAGCTTGAGTTTGTAGCGTGGACTACAAAATTCCTGATCGTCAAGTACCCGCCCGGCAGCGCCGAAGCAGGCAAGCCCTGGCGCATGGGGCGCAACCTGGTCAACCACTGGATCAAAGCCGGCGTGCTGCGCATCGAGGGCGACGTGCCCCCGCTGGCGCTCACTGAATAATTCCCCGAAGGAGAATGACACCATGCCGCCCTACCGCATAGGCATTGCGGTGCGTCATGTAAATCAACCTAGACCAGCCAGACAACGAAAGGAAAATTTATGAGCGCAATAGCTGAAGCGTTCGCCCCCCTTGATGCACGCTACCGTGAGGCGGTGATGCGAGACACATGGGGACACCTTGCCCCGACCAAGAACAAAAAATACCCTGGATATATTCTATTTTGCCATGCGTCTGATGGATATCTCTGCCCGATTGACTATGACTTCATTGGCCTACCCGGCTCCCCCTGGTTGCACGATGCTGTGATAGATTTTATTTCGGACAACACGCCCGAACAGTGTGTAATCTATCGCTTTGACGGGTCATTCAAAAACTATAAATTTACAGGGACAATCAAAAAAGTAAACTGCCAGCCCGATCCAACCTAGTCAATTCCCCCGTTGCCGCGAGACGCCCCCGGTTATCCGCCGGGGGCGTTGCTCTGATTGCGCCGGGCCAAATGGGTCAATCAGGAATCGGGAATATCCTTATTATCGTCTATCTGCCAGATAGACGATAGGCCAAGAATGCAAACGTACAAGAACGCCAGTGAGGTATAGGGTTTTCCTTTGTCGTAAGCCGTGATGCGC